CCCGATGCCTACGCATTCCACGAAAGTCTCGGTTGGTTTCAACTCCTCTCCTCTGGTGCTTGGAAGCATTATGAGAAGGTGCCGAGTGGTCTGATGACGGACATCTGGCAAACCCTCAAAAAAGTAAATAAGGAACACTGGGATATGCTTGACCCAGCAAAGGAGGAAGACCAAGCCAAAGCAAAGCAGTGTGCCGTGTTCGCCAAGATGATTGGAACGAAAGGCTTTGTTGATGGTGTGGTTGCCTTCCTACCCGCCAACTACAACGATGAGAAACTCAACAAAAAGATGGACGAAAGTCGCAACTTGTTTGCCTTCCAAAATCGTGTGGTGGATTTGGAAAAGAACAACGAAGTGCGAGACATCAGACCCGAAGACTATGTGTGCCTCCACACTGGCTACGACTATCCAGTCAAAGCCAATCCAGAGGTTCGCAAAGAAATCCGAGACTTGTTGTTTAGCATCTGGGAAGACTGGGCGGTTGTGGATTATGTGTTGGCGGTGATGGCTCTCCAACTACACGGCAAAAAGAAATACGAAGAGTTCTATGTCTGGACGGGTCGTGGCGGTAATGGTAAAGGTGTCATCACGGAACTCGTCAAGCGTTCGCTCGGCGACTACTTCCATTCCATTCCTCACGATTGTATCACCAAGCGGTCAGACAAGAAAGACGCACCCAATCCTCCGATGGCGAAAGCGAAGGGTAAGCGGTTCGTCCAAGCACAAGAGCCCGAAGCAGACGACAAACTACAAATCGGCACTATCAAGGAACTCACGGGTGGCGATGAGATTACGGCTCGTGCGTTGTATCACGACCCAGTGGTCTATGTTCCGCAGTTCGGTCTCTTCCTCCAATGTAATACCATTCCCAAACTCAACAAACTTGATGGAGGCATCAAACGGCGTATGGTGATTATCTACTTCCCATTCCAGTTCGTTGATAAGCCTCACGAGGCACATCACCGCAAGATTAACCACGACCTCAAAGACAAGATTACCAAATCAACCGAGTGGCGTGATGAGTTCGTGTTGATGTTGCTTGATGTGTATAAGGCAACAAAAGAACTGGTAAAGCCCAAGTTCATTAGCGACCATACGGACGAGTATCTCGCAGAGAACGATGCCGTGCGTTCGTGGATTGAGGACAACTACACGACCAACTGCGATGTTAATGATAAGCACTACAAACTCCCAGCAGAGGAGTTGAGGAAGCAGTTTATCTCGGACACGAACACTCCGCCGTTTGATATGCCCGCAGCCAAGTTCAAGACGCTGATGGAGATGAACGGCGTTCCGCAGAAGCGTGAGAGCAACTCGTTTGCTGGATTTGAGTGGAACACGGAAGATAATATGTGGGTTGAGACCCAACGCAAGGCTGGTTCCTACTATCTCGGTATTCGGTTGAAGGTCGCAGAGGCGGTGGTAGAGTAAGATAGGCAAGATAGGTAAATCGTAAAGTCCCCTCGTGTAATGTATTTTTCACCAAGCCGATAGTTTGCGATTTGCCTATCTTACCTATCTTATTGAAAAAATATGTGGTATGTATATAGAAGATGTCCCGAGAGTTATACGGGAGCGGAGACACTGCTGATAAGGTTCAAAACCTAATGAATAGTTTGGGTAATATGGGTTCATTCCTATACAACACAACTCCTATTGGTCGTGTAGTAGATTATGTGGATAAAGGTATGAAAAAGGCAGAGGCGGACAGACTTGCGGGAATACCACCCAAACAACTACGAAGGCTCGGCGGGGGTCTTAAAGGAGGGTGCTGGGAATGTCGTGGTGGAGGACCCATTCCCGACCGCAATATTCTACAACAACTCGCCACACAATCCTATCAACCCGTTCCCACTAATCGTGTCGGTCAGTTAGAACTTATTCGTGCGACACCGACATTGAAGTTCTACAAGGATAATGGTAATACGATTGTTGTTGCTATTCGTGGAACGAAACCGACTGATGTTGATGATGTATCGGCTGATGGATTGATTGCGTTGGGGCAACTGGAAACATCAAAGAGATACAAGGAGGATTTGAATACTATTCAGCAGTTCCAAGTTCAGTTCCCACCTTCGCAGTTTGATTATTATGGTGTGGGGCATTCATTAGGCGGTGCTATACTGGATAGTTTTTTGAAGAAGGGTTTGATTAAGAATGGTGTCTCATATAATCCAGCAGTTCAGCCACAAGATTTTCAGAATACAACATTGCCGAATAGTCGTGTATATATGGAAAGCGACCCTCTCTATGCGTTGATGGGACGCAATCTTGCGAAGAAGCCAGAGACCCGTGCTCCACGCAAGAAATCGTGGTGGGAGAAAGCAGCCAGTTATATTCCGTATGTTGGAACGGCGATGAAAGGATATGACCTCTACCAGTCGCATATGTTAGACCAGTTTCAAGGCGGTGCGAAGGCACACTCCAAGTTTGAAAAGCAACTGCGGAAAGTCGGCATTGAACCTTCGTTGTATCTCAAAGAGGCACAACGGAGAGCCAAAGATGCTGGGCTTCCTTATAAAGTATTAGGGTTTGCTGATGACGGCGACCATAAACTATCTATTCCGAATGCGGAAGGGCGAATGATAAAGTTCGGGAAGGTCGGGTATGGAGACCATCTGATTTGGTCTCATCTGGAACAGATGAAAAGAGTTCCGATGGGGACTGCGGACGCAAAGAGGAACACATTCCAGAAGTCGCACACGAAGATAAAAGGGGACTGGAAGAAAGACGCTTTTTCTCCGAACTCTCTGGCGTTGAGTGTGCTATGGTAGTCTGACGACCAACACAACGAACACACATAAACTTTGAAGACCCGTGAATACAATCACCCTCTTTGGGTAATGAGAATGAAACATTCCCATCACCGAAAGTCCCACTCCAAGTGCGTTTAACTGGAACAAGATTACCAGCAATATCCATTACATTTGCGTGTGTGATAAGTTTAGGGTCGGGAGGACCATTACAACCCTTTGGTGTCGCATCAAATATATTCGTGCCCGTTGGACCCGTGTATAAATGTTTAATCGTTGCGATGTATGGAGTTGGGTCGGACATCTTTATTATATTTTATACCAACATTTTTATTATGCGTAGAGTATCTCCCAGTTGTAGATGAAGCCAACCTCACCAGCACCCACCGCTGCGACGGTGAAGGTAGAGGCAGCCGTAGTCGCACCGACTTGGATTGTGATGACGGGAGCAGTTAGACCGCCAGCAGCCGCACCCGTAAAAGCAGCCGCAGAACCGCCCACAAGCATCACACGAACTTGGGAGTTCGCAGTAATCCCCGCAGCGGGAACTACAACGGGAGCAGCCGCAGTTGTGAATGTTCCACGAGAAGTAGCACCCCAGTTGAGAGGAACATTCTGGGTGGCGGGGCGATTGACGAAGATAGTATCAACGGCAAGTGCGGGAGCCACGAAGGCAGTCGCAGTCGGAGCCCAATAGCCTTGCTCGTATTGCTGAATAGTCTGCGGACCACCCACACGAGGGTCAGAGTAAGCATACTTTTGGAGTTGATTGGGGTTCAGACCACCACCACCAGTCTGGGCGGCGAAGGTTGTGAAGGAAGAGGCATTCTGCGTGGCGGGAAGAGCGGGGTCAGTATCCGCAATGGTGAAACTACCCAAGCAGTTCAGCGGACCAGCCGCATTCACACCCGAGCCACCCTTCTGGCACACTACACCACGAGCACCCGTTAGGAGACCGCCCGCATAAAGTTGGTCGCTTCCGCTTTGCTGATTGAGAACTACGGAACTCATCTGGTATTATACCTTATACCAATATTTTTTTGTCGGCGAAGATATTTTGAAGTTCGGGGTTTTACATTAGTCGGGCGGACAATCCACGACGGCGACCACCCGTTCCATCACCACCCGTTCCAGCCCCAGTTCCAGCACCAGTTCCAGCACCAGTGCCGTAGCCTACTGCGTTCAGCCCACTACGGAGATTGCCGAGCATTCCACTCTCGGGAAGCAGTCCCTTTGCCGCCGAAACAAGAGGCTTTGTCTGCTGATAGACATCTTTCGCCTTTGAGAGAATGTTCGCAAGAGAGCCGAACATACCAGCACCACCCACATAGCGGGAGAGCATATCACGAGTTCCAGTCGGGGCGAGGGGAGCAGAGATGATGTCTTGCTCGGAGAGGACACCCTTGATGATGCGGGAAGAACCACGAATGCTCTCAAAGAAGCCAGAGTTCGCAGTAATCACATACAACTGAACGCCAGAGAGAGCACCCGCAGTCGTGTTCTTGACTTGGAGGTTGAACTGGAAGGTAAAGTTGCCTACCAGTGATGGTGCTTGACCCGTTTGGAGCGTGATGTCTTGGGAGGGTTTCAGCACGAGCAGACCGCCAACAAGAGGCACACGACCACACGCACCGCCACCAAAGCCCGTAGAAGCACCGCCCAGTGTGCCGACTTGGAGAGCAGAACCCAAGTGAGCCTCGCCCACCCAAGAGTTCCAGTCCATATCAAGACCATTCTTCACGGACATCGCATAGAGTTGCTCCGCCGTCTGGGACGAGAGCAGACCAGAGAAGTTGTCAAAGTTGATGGTGAGCGGTGCCGTAATGTTGTCCGCACTCGTCGCAACGGGCAGATAGAAGTCGCCTTGCTGGGGAGTGAGAGAAGCGGGATTGGGCTTAACATAGATGATGAAGAGGTCGGGGATTTGAGGCAGTGTGATTGTCTGGGACTGGATTTGGACGACGGAACCAGCGGGAATAGCACCACCTTGATACGAGGTGATGTAGCGAGGGAACTCCATATAGGGCACGACTGACTTGGGAGGCAGAGGCACATCAAGAGAAGGAGTGAGGAACTGGCAGTTGATACGGGAGTTGGCGAAAGAACCAGATGAGGAGGAGGCGTTGTAGATAGGAGCAGTGAGAGAGCACCCAAACTTCGTAGTGCTACGAACAATACGGCTGGGTGCTTGGAGGTTCATAATCAACTGAATGTTGTTGATGCCGAAGAGACCCGTGTCCCACTCGTGGCAGTCGGAGAAGACGAAAGGGGAAAGCACCAGTTTCTCCGTAGAGCCCCAGCGGAA